TCTATCCGCCAGTCTATCCTGGTGGCGGTCCAATATTTCCTCCTGTCGGGCCGGACAATACTCTGCCGGATAATGGGACTACGCCTCCGCCGCAGATTAGTCTGCCAATAGTTCTGCCTCCCACAATTAACCCGACTCCGCCCGGACGCAACCAGAAGTTTGAGTTGAAGTATAGCGTGCGCTTCGGTTGGGTTATAGTTCCTGTCAGTGAAGGGGAGATTGACAATACCCTTCCCCAGACTCCGGAACCAAAGTAATGGCTTATCTTGAGGAAGTCCGACTGGATGATGGTCAGCTAATAAAATATTGGCGTCCATTCAAAACCCAGGAAGACTTCCTCAAGATTCCTGATTCTGTTCGTGAGGGATTCTTTGGTGGGCAGTTAGGTGGTGGCAAGTCTGATATATTGATGATGCTTCCAGTTGTAAGGGGATGGATTCATAATCCTAGGTTCCATGCAATCATCTTTCGTAAGACATTCCCTCAACTCGAAGAATCACTTATTCCTCGTGGGAAGGACTATTATCTCCCATTGGGAGCCAGGTATAACGCTACTAATCACGTATTTACTTTTCCTCATCCTGATAATCCTAAGCTGGATGGAGCGACTATAAGGCTATCATATCTAGCGAACGAAGATGATGCTAGGGAACATGATACAGCGGAATTCAATTATATAGCGTTTGATGAGCTGACACATTTCAGTGAGTGGGTCTATGTATACATGAAGTCTCGGCTGCGAACTTCTGCGCCGGACCTTCCCACTATAATGAGGTCTGCTAGCAATCCTGGGAATATAGGACACTCATGGGTCAAGCGTAGATTCATAGACCCGGCGCGGTTCGGATATAAACTGATTCTAGACCACAAGACAAATGAGCGACGTATATTCATTCCATCATCGCTCATTGATAATATCCACATACAGAATAAGGAAGATTACGCTAACAGTCTTAAAGACCTACCCGAAGCGGAATATAAAGCTAAGGTTCTTGGAGACTGGGACGCATTCAAGGGTCAGGTATTTGAGGAGTTTCTTCGAGCACCTCTACCTAATGACACTCTACAAAGAAGCCATGTCTGTGAACCGTTTGAGATTCCTAAGTGGTGGCCTAGATTTGCTGCGATTGATTGGGGCTATAACCATCCTACGGCTATTCTATGGGGTGCGTTATCTCCAGATGGTCGAGTTTATATATACAGAGAATACATGTCTCGACAAGAGACCACATCACTCTGGGCCAAGAATTTCGCAATTCTCACAGGAAGTGAACAGTTAGCTATTGGTCCTAAACTAGATGGCAGTGCATGGCAGAACCGTGGAACCAATACAGTTGCTCAAGAGTTCATGGAATATGCTAAGACTGAGACTCTTGAAGGTCATGTAGAGTTTGTTCCGACTGCTGCTGATAATGAGAGACTCTCAGGTAAGTTGCTGATTCACGAATATCTTAGACTTGAGCCACTTCCTCAGCCCACTCAAGTCGAGGAATATGATTCTGAACTCGCCGCTAGGATACTTAGGACTGGCAATATTAAGTTGTATGATGATTATCTGTCTAGGTTTGTTCCTAAGAAGCCAGAGGTTCTGCCTAAGCTACAGATATTCAGCACCTGTCAATATCTAATCAATACAATCCCGATGTGTGTATATGTCGAGGATAAGATTGGAAAGTCTGCTGAAGATGTAAAGAAGTGGGACGCTACAGATACTGAGCTTGGTGATGATTTTTACGACGATTTGCGATACCTCCTTAAAGGTATCGACAAGTGGAGAGAGTCTACTGAAGCAATGGACATTGCACTACGAAAAGAATCTCAAATCTATGACGAACTCCAGCAAACCGGAAATCAGACAGCGTTTCATAGACGCTTGGAACATCTTGACAGGACGAAGAATATACGCGTCGGACGATTATTCAAACAGTTCAGACCAAGGCATCATCAATAATTGTCCTACGTGTGCAGTCCATGAGGAATACGAGACTTACCTTAAAGCACACATCAAGACTTTGGATGAAGCTAACAGGGTTCTTGTGGCTAAGCTCACTGATAATCCTGTGGAATCTGGACCGTCTACAGAAGTTATGCAGCCAATTACGGCGCGTCGTAACTTCAAAGATATCCGGCGTGAGTTAGAGTTGAAGCATAAAGTTCAAGTTAAAGAACATGGCCCCATTCAAAATCAAGAAGCCGTGGTCTGAAACTGAGACTGAACCTCAGCTTAAAGTTCCTGCTGAGGAACAAGATAGTTTCATGACTAGCTTGATGAAGAAATTAGTAAGGGGTAATTCATCTCTTAGTCCAGAAGTTCGTAGGAAGCAAGTAGCTCAGTATCTTGGTGATGACACAAATGCTTTACCTGATGCACCATATAGACCAACATCATTAACTAAGTTTCAGGACCAACCATTTAAGAGTCAGTATAAATATCTTCCTCGGATTATACAAATGCCGAAGGAAGTGGTTGGTAAGAATATAAATGAACTCAAACTACCTATGTCATTGGAGCATAATCCTAGTGTAGCTTTAGGTGGGAATTACGGTGGTATAGGTTCTAGCAATTTATCTAATTATATGGGATTAGGTAGTGCTAGAACTTCGATAGGAAAAGATGAGCAAGGCAAGCCTTATCTATCTATGTTTGATAGCTGGGACTTTGCTAATCCTCATGACCCTATGGAGTCTATCCTGAGAACATTAGGTAAGCCGTTTAATATATATGATAGGATTCCTATAACACCAGGCCCAGGCAATACTATACCAGAACAAGTAGACCCATTCTCTAAGGGTGATATAGATTTACCGGCAGAACGTCCTATAAGAAGAAGATAAAATGGCTGATACGATACCCGGACTTGATACTCCAGACCCGATGATGGACCCATCTATGATGGGAGAGCCACCGGCTGAGGATACTCTGGATTCTGGGCCGGAGACTCCGCTTGAGGATTCTATTGAGGAACCTCCACTGGAGCCGGTTGAAGAAACTAATACAGAAGATATTGAAGAAGCTCTGAATGCTCTCGTAGAACATTACGATAGTCGTGAGGAATCTGTCCGTATTACTAGGGCTAGGATTCTCAAGCTATTGGATTACTACTGGCAGGGCATACAGAATGTGTTCTGGAATGAGGCCGGGACTGACTATACCCCTATCACTGAGTCAGACCTGAATGATAACGAGGAACTGCCAAAAATAATAAATATCTACAAAGCGTATGGTGAGTCAATCATAGCAGCTCTGTCTAATGCTACACCCAAGGTCAGATACTTTCCTCAGGATGCAGATAAGCATGATGACATCCTGACGGCCAAGACATTCTCATCTCTGTCCAAGATGATAGAGAAGGAGAATGGCTCAGAGATGATGTTGATGAAGGCTATGTTCAACCTGTATAACGGTGGAATAGTAGCAGCCAACATCACTACTGAGGATGATTACTCCAAGCCAAAGATTCAACGTCCTAAGATGGGGACTCAGACAGATATAAGTCTTGAGCCTATCTGTCCAGAGTGTGGCTCTCCTATGCCGATGCCACCTCCATCAGAAGACCCTAATCAACCAGAAATGCCACCACAATGTGAGACATGTGGATATTCTGGTGAGCCGATAATGGATGAGAAGGAGACTGTCTCTGAGAAGATTGAAAGTATTGAGGAGATAGTTCGTAAGAAGGTTACTATAAATCTGTGGGGTCCACTTCATTTCTTTGTGCCCTCGCATGTTCGTAAGCAATGTGATACTCCATATCTCGGCCTTGACTATGAGGAAGATGAAGCCAAGGCTAAGATGGAACATGACCATATTGCTGATAAGATAGTTGGAACGAATGCATCCAATTCATATCTGCGCTGGACTCGTCTGACCTCGCTTCATATCGACCAATCAAACTCTGCACTCTGCACTATCCGCAAGCGATGGTATCGTCCCTGTGCATTCTATTCCCTTAATGAAGACCAAAGAGATTTACTGCTTGGTCTGTATCCCAAGGGAGTCTATCTGTGCAAGGTTGATGAAGTCCTCGCAGAATACAATGAGGCTGACCTAGATGATGATTGGGTTCTCTCAGAGAATCCACTCTATAATGATATCTATGGACAGCCTCAAGGTCGTGGCCTTCTTGATATACAAGACATGGTTACGATGGTTGTTAACCTTACCAAAGATACTATCGAGCAAGGTATAGGTATCACGTTCGCTAGTCCTACTGTCCTAGACTTTGATAAGTTTTCAAAATCTAGGGCTAGGCCCGGCGATGTATTCCCGACGAAGGCTAGTCTTGGTGAGGATATAGGTAAGGGATTCTATCAGACCAAGACTGCTACACTATCAGACGAAGTGAATATGTTTGATAGGCGTCTTGAACAGTATGGACAGTTTGCTTGCGGTGCATATCCTTCCATATATGGCGGAGTAATACAGGGCGGTGGTGGCACTGCATCAGAATATGAATCATCTAAGAATGCCTCACTTCAGCGACTTCAGATTATGTGGAGAGTCGTTGGTAATTGGTGGGCAAGAATGATGCAGAAGGCTACATATCGTTACATCAAAGAGATGGAAGATGATGTGGCGTTTGTCCAGAAGTCAGGTAATACATTCCTGAACGTCTGGATAAAGATGGCTGAGGCTCAGGGAAGTATAGGTAGAGTCGAGCCAGAATATAATGAACAGTTCCCGATGTCATGGGGACAGAAGAAAGATGTTATCCAGAATCTCTTGACGATGGGTAATGATGCAATCAATGAGATTCTCCAACGTCCTGAGAATGCAGGTCTGATAGCCGATATACTTGGCCTTACAGAATTGTTTGTGCCGGGTCAGGAAGACAGAAATAAACAGCTCTGGGAGATATCACAATTTGTCAAGGGTATTCCAATAGAGCCTGAGATGATGGTGGATGCACATGATGTCCACGTCCTCGTGCTCTTGGAATACATGAATGGTGAATATGGTATAGCTCTTAAGAGCACTCAACCACAGATTTATGATATTATGAATCAGCATCTGATGGCTCATATGCAAATGGGACCACAGGCTGAAATGATGAAACAACAAATGCAGGCTGCTGCTATGCCTCCGGGACAGTCTCCTAATGGGCAGCCTCCAGACCAAGGGCAGCCACCACCAATGGACCAGTCTCAGCAGCCACCACCGCAGGGAGCATAAAATGCCGACAGAACTTTTGCAGTCAGGCACTACTGTTATAACTGATAATGCTATACGTGCGATACCTCCTGTTAAGTATCGTATGTTCATTACTGCTCTCACTGCTACATCAGTTGATATTAGTAATAACTCTGACATGAGCAATGCAAAGAATCTAGTTCCAGCTACAGACCCGGCATTTGGAACTGCTGGACAGGAAGTTGCCGCAGGATTTATTAGAGTCAATGGTGGAAATGCTAATGTAAGACTCGTTAAAGGATAATGGATACTACTATGACACTATCTAACCGTTTCGTAACACTGGCTCCTGAGAATGACAATCCAGCAGCCGGAAGTGTGGATGAATCTTCTAAGTCAGATATGGATATCCTAGATGATATTGACACAGACTCAGAAGAAGGAGATAAAGGAGACGAAGAAACTGAACCTAGAGATGACGCAAGTGATGAGGATGCTGAAACTGACGAGACTGATGAAGACGCTGAAAAAGAACCAGAAGATAAAGCAGAACTTGAAGAAGGTCTGGAAGAAGCAGATAAGACTACTGTAAAGGCTGTCACTAAGAAGTATCCTAATGTCTTCAAAGAGTTCCCGGAACTTAGACAGGGATTATTTCTCAGCCGTCAATACCAGGAAATCTTTGCAACTCCTGATGAAGCAATCGAATCTAAGGAAACTGCGGACACGTATAATTACTTTCAGGATAAACTTCTGCAAGGCAGTTCTAAGGAACTACTTCAGAGCCTGAAAGAAAGTGGTGATGTCAAATCATATCAGAGTTTCGTAGACCAGTTCCTACCAACTCTGTTCAGTGCTGACCAGAACTTATATTATCAGGCCGTGCAGCCTGTCCTTCAGACTGCGCTATATAGTGCATTCAAGGAAGGTGTAGATTCAGATAATAAGAATCTGGCATTAGCTGCACGCTGGATAAGCAAGTGGCTATTCAATAACGATGAGATGAAGCCCCCTACTGTCAGGGCCGAGAATAAGATAGACCCTGAACGTCAGAGATTCCTTGAGGAAAAAGCTCGTTGGGAAACCGAGAGATTCGGCAACGAGTATTCTGGCGTGGCTGGAGAAATCTATACGGAACTAAAGAAGAATATAATGAAAGATATTGACCCAAATAATCAGTTGGGTGAGTATACTAGAAAGAAGTTGATGGATGATGTCGTAGCTGAAGTGGGTAAACTACTCGAATCCGACAAAGCTCACATTCGGACTATGGATTCTCTCTGGGATAATTTCCGGAAATCCGGTATGCCTCGCAGCGGAAAGACCAGGATTAAGGACACGTATCTGGCGCGTGCGCTTAGACTGTTACCGGGTGTAAAGTCTCGACTCAGAGCAGAGGCGCTCGGTCGTAAGACGAAGTCAAGTCTTCCAAATAAAGCTAATGGAACGGGCAATCGTCCAGCCCAAAAGACTGGCTCTAAAGGGACTAAAGGAAAGTTGGACATGAAAGATACTAAGGGCATGTCCGACATGGATATCCTTAATAGGATAATGAAATAAAATGGCACTTGTAGAAGCTCAGGTAGTCGCAAACGAGCTTGAGCGAGTCGAGCCAACTATCCCGACACTCTTTGATAGGGACGATGTATTTTACTCGTCCATAGAAAAGAAGAACGTCGAGACTGTCTCAGCTCGCACAATGCGCGTTCCTCTTGAACTGCGCCCCGGTGGTCGATTTGGTATGTTTGACCCCGATGGTGGAGACTTGGGAGTTGGCGAAGGCCCATCCTTTGACAAAGCTCAGGTTGACACGTTTCATATGCGGTATGCCGTTCAGTGGACTAAGAAAGCTGAATGGGCTACTGATGATGCACGTAAGTCTGTCCTGAATACTTTGAAGCATCTTCTGGCTAAGGCTATGCCAGAGTTCCGCCGCAATGTGGATGCTCTCTGTATGACGGGTGGAAATGGTGTCCTCGGCACAGTCTCTGCGCCAGCCACTACTGCGGGTGGTAAGGATACTCTTACGCTTGCTACTGACGGCTTTGGTGTGAAGCTGCTCCGATATGGTCAGGCTATATCAATCTATGATACTGGCTTGACTACTCGGCGCACCCATACTGGGCTGGCATCGTTCAATGGTTATGCTCCAATAGATTTCTATGACTTGAATAATAAACAGATTCGAGTCGCAGGAACTACTGGTGCAACGACCACTGGTGATAAGGTAGTTGTAGAAGGAACTACGACTGTCCCGCCCACTAGTATTATGGGCGTTCCTTATCATCACAATGATGCTT